TTGCCGTTCTCGTCAATAAATAAACTAGCGCCATCGAGAGATTTAACCTCAATGTAAGACGACCCATGCTGTGACTGAGACTGTATGCTAATATCTACAGGTGTTGATCCTGTAACTGAGAACTCTCCACCAGCGCAGAAAAGTTGCAATCCTCGTTGCGGCATTACATCAATGATCTCAGTAAACTCTCTTGCAGACAGGGTGACAAATATAGCTTCGTCTGCCGCTGCGTCTTCAATGAAGTAATCAAAGAAGTTGCCGATTCTGGAAGCAAACAAAGACTGCGGTTTGTCCCTAGTCCCGCCAAGCCATAAACGACCCTCAAAGAAAGCGCCTAGTCTCGGATAGCCACGATTAACCGATGTTGTAACACCATCAATAATATTGTCATGGACACCCCACACAGGCTCTGTACGCTTTCTTCCTGACGTTACTTTAGTGCATATAATCGAGTGATTCGCTGCTTCATCTGAAGTTTGAAATGCAGTGAACTGGAGGTAGTCATTTGCAGACTCACCATCCATTGTAATTTGCCATGTATCTGCTACAGAGAAGATTACCTCTATACCAGTATCTCCAAACTTAGGCATGCTTTGCAATGCTTCCTGTATATTAAAGGCAGTAGTAAGCGCAGCATCTGTACTTCCTCCTGCGGCATAAGTAATGTTTCTACTTAAAACTCCTTCAACATCAATTTGAAACTGCATTCCTACAGTGTGGCCGTTATCAAAGGTAATGGTTTGCACAGCAGCGACAGGTGTTGGGCTACTGGTGTCATTAAAATCATACTCTGGGATATTCGCATAAGGCACGTTTGACACGTTCCATTCCCCATCTTGCTTAAAGATACGAATAGATGGATGTTCCTCATGGAACAATATGATTACGCCTTCAGTGTTAGCGTCTCTAACGTCTGGTATTTGTTGGTTAGTGTATGGGATTCTAATATCTGCATCATGCGAAAGCTGCCCACCGCTTGCGCTGTAAATTCTCAAGTTTCCATCTGTCATTACAAGAAGATACTTTTCTGTTCTTGATACAGACAGATCAAAGGTTTTAGTGTTGTTGTACTGGCTTGGAGCGTAAGTAGTAAACAAATTAAACTGAGCAATTCTAAGTTTAGCTGCTCCGAGATCAGTGCTGCCAACTCTAGCTAGTCGATAGTATTGATAGTTTACATCCACACCAAATCGGTATGTGCGCGGAGTAGTATCGACCAAAGGAATGCTATCGATAGTAGTCCAAGTAGCGTCATCATTTGACCCCTGAACTTTAAACTGTGTAGAGGAAGATCCAGACCCACCAGCAAACAGGCTAATGTTCACCACATCAATAAACTTAACAGCCAAGCCAGTTTGATCACCAGCATACTTAGCAACAACATAGGGGTTTGTTGTCCCTATTGCCGTATCGCCTTCAGTAGTTACTTCGTCATTGGTTGTTGGGCCGTAGTTCAGTATCGAAGCAGATATGCCAGACGCAGTCGTAATGGTTAGGTTAGAACCAGAGGTGCTTCTAAAGTTTAAAGATGCTTCTGCTGTAGCTTGATACCTTGTTCCAGGTCTACGCTTAACTCCACCCTGAGGGACAATAACTACATTCTCGGCAGTTTCTAAGCCAAAGTAATACTGCTCAAGGTCAGTGCGACCTTTAAGGAAAGGGGATAGCTCACCAGATGTAAAATTGGATTGTAAGTATCTGCTCTTAGCCATTTATACGCTCATATCTAAAATTGCAGATTTAAAACCTTACGTCTATAAATGGCCTGTCTGCAATAGGGGTTATAGGGTGTTGCTGTGCATCAGCGTAACGCGCCATCCTTGACTGAATAACGTATTCATTTGCCATTTCTTGTTTAGAAGAACTGCTGTCTCTAATAGGTATGGCAAAGTCTTTAGCTAATGCGTACTCAATCATCTTAGAAAAATACGGTGGCCAATTACTTTCATCTGTGTCGGCAATATAATCACAATAAAGCGTGTCACTGTAGTTACAATATACCTGCCCGTTCAAAACATTGTATGGAATACTGGGGTTCAACTTAATTAAAACCATCATGTCAGAAGGCAATTGGTACTTTGAAGAATACTCAGTTCCTACAGGGCCAGTGTACCACTTGCTTAGCTGTGCTTTTTGACGAGCAAATCCCCATCGGTACTTTGATAGTTCATTTTGCACAATGTTGTCGTACAGGTTATTAGCAACAACTTTTGGGCGTTCGTTACCCACCAAGTCATTAACAGGCAAGTCACCTATCAAAATAAGCGCGTTATTAATTAGTTGAATCTTGCTAGTCATAGAATACCTTTATAAAAAAAGGGGGGCGAACCCCCCTTCTAAACTTACTAATTAAGCAGTTTTGTCGTACTGGACTTTAACCAGACCACCTTCGTCGCGAACAACAGAGCCAGCTTTCAGCATGCCGTTACACAACCAAGAAGTCTTCTGAGCAACCCAGTCGATGCTGGTCTTCATGTCGATACCAACTGCAAGACCTACAGCGGGCTTCTGGAAGAACCAAGAATCAACGATGTTAGCAGCTTCTTCAAGACCGCCTTCAGCGCGAGTTTCAATAACGATAAACTTGAAACCAGCCAGAGTGTCGATCTCACCACTTACCAGAGCTTTAATAGCCTGATAGTCAGCAGAAGTTGCTTTCTCGTCAGCCAACAGACCGCCAAGACCTTGCGCTTCAATAGCAGCAAACAACTCAGTGTTAGGAACACCCTGATCACGGAGTGCAACCTGGGCATCAATAACTTTAGCCATAGTCAGGTTAGCGCCACCAGCAGCAATAGTAGAAGCTGTAGGAGTAGAAGCGTCCATTGCGTCAATAACGAGCTGATCGCAACGACGACCCAAAGCACCAGCGATGGTGTGAGCCAGTTCCTGCTTCTCGTCAAAGTTTACTTCTTGAGCATCAAAGATGTCAGTGTACTCAGGAGCATTCCAGTTAGCCAAAGTGGCAGTTTTGAAAGCGTGAGTTACACCCATTGGCGTTACGTCTACTGAACTAGCTTTTTGATTAGCAAGACCTTTGCCCATCAAACGGAACTTGTAAGTATCACCAACTACGTTGTTACGGAGGGTTACTGCATTTTTTAACAGGCCAGCGTTTGCATAAGCATGCTTGACCATACTGTCAAACTCTGTGACAGCTACTGCGGATAGATTAGTACTCATAGTATTTTCCTCGAAAAAGAGTAATCTTAATAAAATATTTTCAAGGTCTTAGCTGAGTACCCAGTAAATTGGTCAGCATTCAACCTAAATTTACTGGGCCTTAAAAGAAAGGGTGTCCAGTGCATTGATTATACACCTTTCACCCTATTGACATCAACCAACAGTACGGCTATATGGCTTGTCTCCACCAAACTCTCGCATCATATTCTGAATTTTGAGTTCGTGATCTCGACTTACACTTCTCAACATATTGCCATTATCGTCTTTTCTAAACATCTCAGTTTCGATATCTGCCCATGTCATTCCTGTAGGACTTTCTCCACCATCAATAGGAAGTTTCTTGGGTGCAGTAGCGCCAACAAGCATCTCAATCAGTTCAACACTGTCAGCAGTAGTTACAAGATCACGCGCCTTCTCATAAGTTTCTGCGTCTAGGTTATTTTTCATAAACCCTTCAACAGATTTAATTCGCTGCTGAGCATTGTCGCCTAGTCGTGACAACTCTTGCTCCTGCGTGACGGTAGCTACCGATTGCTCTTGAGCAACCAGCAAATCCCATGCCCGACCAAATGCGTCTTGAGACATATTCGTGTCTTGGGCAAAAGCAGTTAACTCTTCAAGAAGCGCATCACCCGACTCAACACCTTCTGGAGCAGTGTATCCATCTTTCGGTGCGCCTTTAAAACCACCAAACTTCTTTTCTAACTCAGTATATGCTTTAGCCTGGTCTGCTACGGACTTATATTTTGATCCGTTGTACCACTCTGGCGCCTCACCTGTACCTTTAATTCCCTCGGAAAGAAAGTACTCACCTTCCGAAAGAGTAGGGGATGACTCATCTAGCAGGGTATCGCTTGTTTGCTCTTCAACTGCGGCCTGTTCTTCACTCATATTTATCTCCAACGTAAATCAAACACTTGATTGTCCTTTGCAGGAACTTGGTAGTGCAAATTTATATCAACAATATCTTTTTGTCCATTGATATGTGCAATATCATTAACGCTTAGCCAGTCAGCATGGCATTCCTTTTGGTAACACCTAAACGCTTTTAGCTTATTCACATACTCGAACTAGGTGGATCGTGACTGGGAAAC